TTTGCAAATGTCAGCGACATCATCGCGACCACCATCGAGTCGCGCACCAAGTCCATCGCGGACAACGTCACCAAGAACAACGCTCTGCTGTCCCGCCTGGAGCAGCGCGGCAAGATCAAGACCGTCTCGGGCGGATCGAAGATTTTCCAGGAACTGAGCTTCGCGGAAAACGGCAACGCCGGTTGGTACTCGGGTTACGACCTGCTGCCGGTCGCGGCGCAGGACGTCATCTCGGCTGCGGAGTTTGAGTTCAAGCAGGCTGCCTGCCCGGTCACCATCTCCGGCCTCGACCTGCTGAAGAACAGCGGCAAGGAACAGATGATCGACCTGCTGGAGGGTCGCATCTCGGTTGCCGAGGCGACGATGGCGAACCTAATCGCGGGTGGTCTGTACAGCGACGGCACGGGTGCCGGCGGCAAGCAGATCGAAGGTCTGAACAAGGCCGTCCCGGTCGCGCCCGCCACGGGCGTGTACGGTGGCATCGACCCGGCGACGTGGACCTTCTGGCGCAACTACTCGCTCGACAGCACCTCTGCCAACCTGACGGCGGCCCTGATCCAGGGTCACTTCAACACGGCATGGGCGTCGCTCGTGCGCGGCATGGATCGTCCCGACCTGATCGTGGTCGATGCGCTCGTGTGGCGTACCTACGTTGCCTCGCTGCAGTCGCAGCAGAGGTTCACCGGTAGCGAGTCCGCGACGCTCGGCTTCCCGACCGTGAAGTACATGGACGCCGACGTGGTCCTGGACGGTGGCATCGGCGGGTTCTGCCCGGCCGGCACGGCGTTCTTCCTGAACACCAAGTACCTGCACTACCGTCCGCACACGGCTCGCAACATGGTCCCGCTCGCGCCGAACAAGCGCTACGCGATCAACCAGGATGCCGAGGTGCAGATCCTCGCCTGGGCAGGAAATCTGACTTGCAGCGGCAGGAATTTCCAGGGTCGGCTGGACTTCAACGGCTAATCGAGCCAGATTCGGGCGCGGTTGCGAGCCGCGCCTGTCTCTTCCGCTCGGTCATGTGAGGACAAGACAATGCCAGCAGCACTTCCCGGTTCCACCGACACGCAGAATCGCGCCAACCCTTCGGCCGGCGCGTGCGTGATCTTCGACCCTCTGAGTGGCCCCAAGGCGTCGCCCTTCGACGCTCGCACGATCACCGGCTACACGAACAGCGTCACGGGCGACCGTGGCACTCCGACCTACGCGAACGATCCGAACAACATCTCGACGGGCGGACTCTGCACCGGCATCGGGTTCGGCTCTCCGCCGGTCTTCAACAACTTCACCGCAACGCGCAACTTCACCGATGACTACATCCCCGGTGCCGACTTGCCGGATGCGTCCACGCAGTCGGCGTACCTGCTGTACATCGGCGGCGGCAAGAGCGACGCCGCTGGCGTGCCGGTGCCCTACGACGTGGCTGACCTTGGCCTGTGCATGGCCGGGCAGGGCGGCGGCAGGGACGGTGGCACCACCCCGTTCACGGGCTTCCCGGTCAAGTCCGTCACCGCAACGGGTGCCGTCGCGAACGGTGCGGCGGTCGAGACGGGCTTCGCCAATCGCTCGGGGGTGTCCCTCGTGTCGGGGCAGAGCGTCTTCGGCAGCAGCACCACGCCGCTTGGCGACATCTAAGTCGCTGCCGTGAGCGGCGTCTTCCAAGGTCTGCTCGATACGAACGGCAGGATCAACGTCGGAGTTGGTCCTGTCGTTTCGTACTTTCGCGGACTCCCGCTCAACGCCAGCGGACAGGTAGTGGTCGGCGCAGGCCCGATCACGCGCTTCGACCAGGGCATCCCGTTCAACGATGCCGGCGAGGTGGTCGGACTCCAGACCACGGAGCCAAGCAGGTACGGCCCCGGCGCGACGCCTTATGGGCCGAACGGCGAACTGTGCGCGGAGCCATCTGGCACGATTGCTCGGTACTATCAGGGCGTCCCGTACAACGCAGGTGGCGTGTACTGCGGCTCTGGCACGCTTGAAGAACCGATCATCATCTCCAAGGACTTCACGCTAACGCCCGCGCAGGTATCGTCAACGACGATTGGCTACCGGCTCTCGCCGCTCTCTGGCGCAATCACGCCCGACAATGCCTTCGGCGGCGGCAGCATCGCCAACATCCTCGCCATTAATGATGACGTGTTCCAGATTGCGCCGGTCGGTGGCGCACCGTTCCCTGATACCTCTGGCAACCTCGCCTTCCAGATTGGCCCCTACGTCGGGCCGAACCGGATCATCCTGACGTGGGACGGGTTCGACCGCTACGTCGCGACGGTGCCGGGCATCTATGTTCTGTTTCAGGAGTACCTTGGGGCTGCGCAGGGGATTCGCCTGTCGGCGGCACCGGAGGGTGGCGTCACTCCCGCGTGGAGTCCGTTGCTGCTGTTCCTTGGCGGCGAGCAGGGCGCGTGGTACGACCCGTCCGATCTCAGCACGCTGTTTCAAGACGCTTCGGGCACCACGCCGGTCACGGCCATTGGTCAGCCGGTGGCGAGGATGCTCGACCTGTCGGGCAACGACAACCACGCGCTGCCGACCAATGCCACGCTGCGCCAGACCGCGGACGGGCTGTATTACCTCCAGTACACGGCCGGCGGCGACATCGGCGTGACCTTCGGGTCGGCGCTGGGCGCGGCCTCGTCGGTGTTTGTCACCACGCCCGACCGGCAGGGGTATCAGGTACGCACCGGGGTCACGGTCGGCACGACGTTTGCGCTGGGCGATTCGCACGGCCCGGTGGTGCTCATCGACCGCGCCCTCACCCAAGCCGAGATCGTCGCCGCCGACGACTGGGCGGACCTCGTTCTGTACGGAGTAACTCGCATGGCATGGACTCGTAACCCAAGTTGGGCGGCCCTGCCCACCGTCAGCGACACGGATCAGCGTTTCGCTGGCCTGTTTGCCGTGTACCCAGAGGTGGGCAACTTCGTCGCCCTGAGCGCTGCGGGCAATTACACCGTGGACTGGGGCGACGGCGTGACCGAAAACGTCAACACGGGCGTCACGGCCTACCACCAGTACGACTACACGGACGCCGACCTCGCCAACACCAACGCGCCGGTGACGCTGACCGACGCTGGCGATCTGGTCCAGCGCACCGCGCACGGCTACTCCAACGGCGACGTGGTGCGGCTGTGGAACATTGTGTCCACGACCGGCGTGAGCGAGGGCCAGCAGTATTACGTCATCAACGCGACGGCCAATGCGTTCCAGATTTCCGAGACCCTGTACGGCACGCCGGTCACGCTGACCACCAACGGCACCGCGACCCTCCTGCGCCACAAGCAGGCGATTATCAGCGTCACCCCACAGGCCGGGCAGAACCTCACCGCGCTCAACATCAACCTCAAGCACAACCAGACGGGCCTGCAACTGTACGACGCGAAGTGGCTCGACATCGTGGTCGGCAGTCCGAACTTCACGACCACGGGGCTGGTGCTAGGTGCCTCAACGCTCAACGTCAACAAGACGGAGCTTGAGCAGGTCACCATCGTCAATCCCGGCGCGAACAACACCTGCGCGTACATGTTCTACGCCTGCTACTCCCTCGCCTCAGTGCCGCTGTTCAACACCGCTGCCGTGACGAACATGGCGAACATGTTCCAGAACTGCTACTCCCTCGTCTCGGTTCCGCTGTTCAACACCGCTGCCGTGACGAACATGACGAGCATGTTCAACGGCTGCTACTCCCTCGCCTCGGTGCCGCTGTTCAACACCGCTGCCGTGACGAACATGGCGAGCATGTTCAGCGGCTGCACCTCCCTCGCCTCGGTGCCGCTGTTCAACACCGCTGCCGTGACGAACATGGCGAGCATGTTCCAGAACTGCTACTCCCTCGTCTCGGTTCCGCTGTTCAACACCGCTGCCGTGACGAGCATGGCGAGCATGTTCCAGAGCTGCTACTCCCTCGCCTCGGTGCCGCTGTTCAACACCGCTGCCGTGACGAACATGGCGAGCATGTTCCAGAGCTGCTACTCCCTCGCCTCGGTGCCGCTGCTCAACACCGCTGCCGTGACGAACATGACGAGCATGTTCAACGGCTGCTACTCCCTCGCCTCGGTGCCGCTGTTCAACACCGCTGCCGTGACGAACATGGCGAGCATGTTCAGCGGCTGCACCTCCCTCGCCTCGGTGCCGCTGCTCAACACCGCTGCCGTGACGAACATGACGAGCATGTTCAACGCCTGCTACTCCCTCGCCTCAGTGCCGCTGTTCAACACCGCTGCCGTGACGAGCATGGCGAGCATGTTCAGCGGCTGTCGCGCCCTGACCTTCGTCCCGGCGATAAATGTTGGCGCAGTCAATTCGGCGGCAAACTTCGCGACGATGTTTGCAAACTGCTCCAACCTCGCTCGCATTTCGGCCACGGGCTTTGCGTACACGTTCTCGGTTGAGAACTGTTCGCTCGGCGCGGCGGCGCTCGATGAGTTGTACGGCAACCTCGCCACCACCACAGGACAGACCGTGACCGTGACGGGCAACTGGGGCGTGACGGCCGACACGCCGTCCATCGCCACCGGCAAGGGTTGGACGGTGACCGGCTAATGAGCGCGTTCTACAAGCTCGACAAGGTGCTGATCGAGGGGCCGACGTTCGTGCTGAACGCGAGCTACGCGCTGTTCGATCCGTCAATCAGCCGCGACGACCTGTCGCCCGAGTACCAGCAGTTCTACGACATCAAGTCCGACACCTCGGCGGGTGGCTTTGACACCTACGCGGACGAGGCCGCCGCCCGCGAGGCGCTGGGGCTGCCGCCGCCCGTGCCAGCATGGGTGCAGCCCACCGGGGCGCAGGATGCCTACCCGATTGACGCGGTGGTGCTGCATAACGGCAAGGACTGGATCTCGCTCGTTGACGCTAACGTGTGGGAGCCGGGCACCGCGAATTGGCGCGAGTACCAAGGAAACGACGACCTTGAGGCGCTCGCATGGGTGCAGCCCACCGGGGCCGCCGATGCCTACCCGATTGACTATCGCGTGCAGCACCCGATGGGCACGCATTGGATCAGCACCGTGAACGGCAACGTGTGGGAGCCGGGCGTGTCGGGCTGGCGGCAACTGACCACGAACGGCGCACCGCCCGCGTGGGTGCAGCCGACCGGCGCACACGATGCCTATCACCTTGGCGACCGCGTAACGCACAACGGGCAAGTCTGGCAGTCCACTATCGAGGAGAACGTGTGGGAGCCGGGCGTGTTTGGCTGGACTGAAGTGATTTGACCCACAACATAGGAAAACGACAATGCTCCGAGAAGTGACGATTGAAGATCAGGCGATGAACGCCGAGAACCTCACCTTCGGTGATGACCGTCTGGGCGTGGTGTTCTACACCCGCGCCGTCGAGGACGTGGAGGCATCGAAGTCCGAGGGGCGCAAGGTGTTCCGCGAGCGTGAGTACGTCAAGATCATGGTGCCTGGCGATCGGCACAACACCATCGACCGTCCGGTGCAGAAGACCGGCGTGATGCCGACCGATGACCGGATGCGCTTCGCCAAGCAGTACGAGCGGTTCAAGGCGCAGCAGGACCAGTCCGCGCACGATGGCACCCCGCTCTCGCTCTGGCCGGTCATCCCGATGACCCTGGCCGAGGAACTGAAGTACCTCAACATCTTCACGGTCGAGCAGTTGGCGACGCTCTCCGACACGCACGTCGCGAAGATTCCCGGCGGCCACGCCTGGAAGAAGAAGGCCGCCGACTTCGTCGCGGCCCTGAAGGACCAGGCGCAGGTCGCTAAGCTCCAGGCTGCCCTGGAGGAGCGCGACAACCGCATCGACACCCTGGAGAAGGCGGTGCAGGACCAGGCCGAGCGCATCGAGAAACTCCTGAAGAAAATGGAGAAGTGACGCATGGCGCGGTATCAGTCAGTTGGCGACCTCATCAATCGAGTAGCGGTTGCGGTTGGGCTGAACAAGTCCGCCGACCCGTTCGCCTCTGTCGATCCCGCGTTCGTGCAGCTTTGCACCCTGGCGACAGAGTGCGGGCAGGATCTCGTGCAGGAGAACGACTGGCAGCAGTTGGAACGGCACCACGCCTTCGTCACCGCGCCGGGTGACACGGGGCTGTACCCGCTGCCGGACGATTTCTCCTACATGATCGACCAGACCGGCTGGCAGCAGGGTGCGCCTGGCGCGGCGTACCCGCTGCTCGGTCCTGCCTCCGCGCAATGGTGGAGCTACCTGCAAGCCTCCGAGCTTTTCACGGTCACCATCTACGCATGGTTCCGCATCGCGCAGGGCGAGCTTCAGTTGTGGCCGCAGCCGCCGGCCCCCGGCATTCCGATCGCTTACAAGTACGTCTCGCGCAACTGGGTGCTGGACGGTAGCTCTCCGCCGACTGCGCCGGTCTATCGCGACAACGTGGTGCAGTCGAGCGACGTGCCGCTCTACGAACCGATCCTGTTCCTGAAGAAACTCAAGCTCGCCTTCCTCCAGGCGAAGGGTTTCGACACCACAAAGGCGGAGGATGAGTACCGGGTTGCGCTTGAGGCGTGGGTGGGCAAGGACGTGTCCGCGCCGATTCTGTCGCTCAACGGCAGCCTGAATTTCAACCAGCCGTTCCTGGGCAGTCGCAACGTCCCCGAGACGGGATACGGTGACTGACGATGGCTCTCGTCGCCGGCAAACGGTTCATGGAGCTTGCCGCTAGAAAGCGGCAGAAGCAGCAGCAATCGACGCAGCCGATCTTCTGGCCGCCGGGTCAGGGGGGGATCAATGCGATCGACGGTGCGGCAAACGTCCCGCCGACCGATGCGCTCATCATGGCGAACATGGTGCCGGGCGAGTACGGAGTCCACGTCCGCAAGGGATACAAGCAGCATTGCCTGCCTGTTCCCCTGGGCGACGGCATCAAGACGCTCGTGCCGTTCATCGACACCAACTCGACCACCAGCACGCAGCGGCTGTTCGCCTGCACGAGCGACGGCATCTACGACTGCACCACCGCTGGCGCGACGCCGACCAAGGTGCTGGACTTCCCGGTCAAGGACGATAAGACCGGGTGGTGTTCCTGGCACCACTACACCACGGTGGCCGGGCAGTACATCCTGCTGTGCGACCAGTCGAACGGCTACTACCTCTACAGCGCAACGACCAACTCCTGGACGCTTGGCGCGATCTCCGGTGGCGTCACCCGCGACGTCCTGGACTACGTCACGGTGTGGAAGAACCGGGTCTGGTTTGTCGAAGGATCGAGCGGGCGTGCCTGGTATCTGCCGGTCGGTCAGATTAGTGGCAATGCCACGGCATTCGACTTCGGCAACAAGTTCAAGTATGGCGGCTACCTGAAGTCCATTTGGAACTGGACCGTGGACGGTGGCGAGGGTGTGGACGATTACCTGGTCGCACTCGGCAGCGCGGGCGACATGGTGGTCTACAAGGGGACCGATCCGGCGCAGGCAGCGACGTTCAACATGATCGGGTGGTGGTACATCGGCAAACTCACCCAGGGCCGCCGGCAGGGCGATGACATGGGCGGCGAACTGCTCATTCTCAGCACCTACGGTGTGCTGCAACTGTCGAAGCTCATCGCAGGACTGCCTGCGACCGATGAGCAGACCTCGATCAGTTACAAGATCAATCCGCGCATCAATGACGTGCTGCAACGTGGCAACACCGCTTACGGCTGGCAGATGGTGCTGAACCCGAGCGAGCAGTTGATTTTCCTGCTCACGCCTCCCGAGGTCGGTCGCCCGTGGATGCAGTTCGTCTACAGCCTCTCGACGCGCTCCTGGTCGCAGTTCTACGGGCTGCCGATGAAGACTGCCGAGATGTATGACGGCAAGCTCCACTTCGGTGACAACGACAACATCGTGTGGGCGTACACGGGGTACGTCGATAAGGTGACCCTGGTCGAGCCGGAGTTGAATTCGACGGCAATCGAGTGGGAGTGCCTCACGAGCTTCCAGAACCTGGGCGCGCCCTCGCAGTTCAAGCGTGTGCAGTTCATGCGCCCGCAGTTCATCGGCCAGGCAAAGCCTGCCTACACGATCCTCGCCCGCTACGACTTCGACCTGACGCAGCCGACCACGTCGCCTTCCTACGTCGCCGCCACGGGCGCGATATGGGGAACCTCTCGGTGGGATTCTGGCGTGTGGGGCGGCGGCTATGTGGTGGATTACGCTCCCTTCGGCGGCAGCGGCATGGGCCGCCACGTCGCGATGTACCTGCGCGGTCGCAGCAGCGCTGAGACGATCCACGTCGGCACCGACGTGATGTTCGATTCCGGTGGCATGCTGTGAAACCGCAAATCAAATTCCGTGCGATGGTGCCTCCAGATTACGAGGAGTTCACCCAAGCTACTTCCTATTACCCTGGTCCTCAGTTCGGAGGCATCGTCGCATGGTGCTGGACAGGGCAGCGCAACGTCATCATGGGGATGGTCGGTCTCGATGGCTGGACGCCCACGAGCGTCATGGCGCATTGGTTTATCCGGCACCCGCGCTGCATACTCCCGCTCTGGAATGAGACGCTCGGTTACCTTGCGAGCAACGGCAAGCGCAAGGTGATTGGCTCGACCCCTGGCGACAACGTGCGGGCGTTGCGCATGATCTTCAACAAGCTCGGATTCCGTGAGGTCGCACGCATCAAGGATGCCTGGACGGACGGAGTGGACATCGTCATCTCGGAGTACCTCATCGATGCGCAACTCAAGCTCGCCGCCTAACTACGGTGCCGGTGGTCCTCCTGGAGGCCCGCCGCAGCGCACTCCGCCCCCGCCCCCGGGCGGTCCGCCGCCGGGTGGACCGGAGGCCTGGAACCGGCAGCGCTACGGTGGCGGAGAGGGTGGCGGGAGGGGTCCGTTCGGTGAGGGGATCTCGGATCTCTTCGCCAAGATTCGCGAGCGTCAGCAGCAGAACCGGCAGATGGCGCAGCAGGGTCAGATGCCGCAGCAGCAGGGCGGCGCGGCGGGCCTTGGTCAGTTTGCGCGTGGCGCATACGATCGAATGCGTGGCGAGCCTCCAGCGCAGGATCAGATGATGCGGCCGGCGGTCGAGCCGGGCGGACAGAGCATTTCCGAACCGTCGATGATGCCGGAGGGTGAGTCCGGTGGATTCACAGCCTGGGGTCAGCCGGCCGGCACGATTCCGCAGGGTCAGGGCGCGCAGCAGATGCCGCAGACGGGCATGGCTGGACTCGGCCAGGCAATGGGCAAGGGATTG